GAGAACGACACATGAGAAAGTTCGAAGATATCCTAGCAGAAGACCTAAAGCTTCCAGAAGAGGCAAGGGTTTCTATTCAGGAGGCGTGGTCCGCCAGGCTTGCTGAAGCGAAGGAAGAAGTTACCGCCGAGCTTCGTGAAGAGTTTGCCCAAAAGTTTGAGCATGACAAGTCTGTTATGATCGAATCAGTAGACAAATTTCTAAATGATAAAGTCCGTTCTGAGATGGAAGAATTCGCCACTGACAAAAAGGCGCTTGCAGAAGAGAGAGTCGTGTATAAGGCCCGTGTTGCAGAACACATTAAGGTCTTAGAAAAGTTCTTAACAGCAACTCTTGCAAAAGAGGTTAAGGAATTGCGCGAAGATCGTAACAAGCAGGCAGCAAACGTCAGCAAGCTAGAAGGTTTCGTACTGAAGCAACTAGCTGAAGAGGTAAAAGAATTCCACTCAGACAAGAAGACCCTTGCTGAACAGCGAGTAAAAATCATTCGCGAAGGCAAGAAAGAACTAGCAGAGACAAAAGCACAGTTTGTTAAGAAGGCTGCAAAGCTTATCGAAAAGCAAATTAATTCTACACTAGCCAACGAGATTAAGTCTTTCCGTAAAGACATTCGTGAAGCCCGTGAGAACGACTTTGGTCGTAGGATCTTTGAAAGTTTTGTAACAGAGTATATGGGCTCCCACCTCAATGAGGCAGGCGAAATTGCTAAGTTGCAGAAGCAGACTAAGATGCTAGAAGCGAAGTTAGAAGAAGCTACTGTAATAGTAGCAAAAGAAAAACAACTCACAGAGTCAGTAGAGCGTAAGTTGGCTGCTACACAGGATCGCGTTACTCGTGACAAGAAATTGAACGAGCTACTAAGTCCTCTAGGTAAGCAACAGCGCGAAGTGATGTCAGAGTTACTGCAAACTGTTAAGACCGACAAACTGGATGAGGGCTTTAAAAAGTACCTACCAGCCGTGCTTAACGAAAAGAAGGCAACACAGACAGTTACAGAACGTAGACCGCTGAAAGAATCAGTAAGAACTACAAAGACTGGAGATAGAAGGGCTAATCCTGCCCAACAGCAGGAGGATGACTCCCTGGCTGTAGAAATTGGCGAGCTAAGAAAATTAGCCGGCATTAATAACAAGTAATTTTAAAGTAAGGAGAAAACTAATGGCCAATAAGCTATTTGAAAACAAGTGGGGTGCTACTAAAGAAGCCCTTATGGAAGGTCTTTCCGGTTCCCGCCGCGAGACAATGGGTGTTGTCCTTGAGAACACTCGCAGGCATTTGACAGAATCAGCAACAGCTGGTGCTACAGGTGCTGGTAACATTGCAACATTGAATAAGGTTATGCTTCCGCTAATCCGTCGTGTTATGCCTACTGTTATCGCTAACGAAATCCTAGGCGTACAGCCTATGACTGGCCCTGTTGGTCAGATTCACACCTTGCGTGTGCGTTATGCTGATACAGCATCTGGTGTAACCGCTGGTACAGAAGCACTATCCCCGTTTGATATTGCTCGTGCATACTCCGGTAACGAAGTATCTAACGCAGCAGGTTCCCGTGCAGCTTCTACAGCAGCATTGGAAGGTGCAGCTGGTAACCGTCTAAGCATCCAAATCTTGAAAGAGACAGTAGAAGCTAAGACACGTAAGTTATCTGCACGTTGGACTTTTGAAGCCGCACAGGATGCATCCGCAGTTCACGGTATCGACATTGAAGCTGAAATCATGCAGGCACTAGCCCAAGAGATCACAGTTGAAATCGACCAGGAAATGCTAAACAACCTACGCGCACTATCTGGTGCAGCCGCAGCTACATACGACCAGACAGCAGTGTCCGGTACAGCTACATACGTTGGTGACGAACATGCTGCTCTAGCAGTAATGATCAACCAACAGGCTAACCTAGTTGCTTCACGCACACGTCGTGGCGCAGCTAACTGGTGTGTTGTTTCCCCAACTGCATTGACCGTATTGCAGTCGGCTACAACTTCATCGTTTGCACGTACAACTGAAGGTACATTTGAAGCACCAACTAACACCAAGTTAGTAGGTACACTGAACAACAGCATGAGAGTGTTTGTTGACCAGTATGCAGCAGATGATACAGTCCTACTAGGCTATAAGGGCCCAACAGAGACAGATGCAGCGGCGTTCTACTGCCCATACATCCCTCTAATGAGCACCGGACCAGTAATGGATCCATCAACCTTTGAGCCAGTGGTCAGCTTCATGACACGTTATGGTTACCAGGAGCTAACTAACACAGCTAACTCCCTAGGTAATGCTGCTGACTACCTATCACAGGTTGCTGTGACAGGTCTAACGTTCTATTAAAATAGAGCAATAGAAAGCAAAGTGAGAAAGGGGCGCAAGCCCCTTTCTTTTTGTCTCAAAGAAAATCCACTGTATTCTTGATAAATACTTGTATGACATACAAAAAAATTCAAACTGGGGATTATACTGTTGACGTAGGTAGCGGCAATTTTGAGGTTGCTGGTACTACAGGATCAGTAGTTTTAGATACATCTAGCACAACCACACAACGCACATTTACATTTCCTGATCTTGCAGGTACTGTATTGACAACTACAGCAGGAACAGCGTTAACTGCAACAACAGCGACTAATGTAACTATTACAGATGATACATCAACAAGTGCTGTAATGTATCCAACGTGGGTAACTGCTAATACAGGTAATTTACCAACATACACAACAAGCACAAAACTATCATTCAATCCATCCACAGGTGTATTGTCTTCAACTTCATTCCTAAGTTCCACAGCAGCAGGTCTAACAGCAGATGCAGGATCAGCACAAGGTAATGGCGTAATAACCTCAACATATAATATTTATAGTACAGTAGCTACTACAGGTGACGCAGCGACATTACCGGCGACATTTGCGGTTGGCACAATTATTTATATTAAGAATGACGGTGCAAATAGCATGGATGTATTCCCAGCGTCAGGAGATGATGCGGGAGCAGGTGCAGATACTGCGGTTGCTATTGCGGCTGGAGTAGGTGCTGCATTTATTGGTACTACTGCCGATGCAGTATGGACACAACTGTACTAATTACTGGTGTTGCCCCAAAATAATTTCTAATAACGCAAGTGCCTTTTGCGTACAGAGGCTATTACGTGCGCCTTGGTGCATGGGTTTCGGCCACTGACCTAATTTTATCCAGCAATACCCCACCGCCTCTTTATTAATTTTTGGGATAAACTCCTCACCAACAACGCATATAAACGTATAATAGCGGAAATTTTTGTCTCGACTCTCGTAAATATCAAAAGGATAAATTTTACTAATCTCAGGCACAAAACCCATTTCTTCTTCTAGTTCTCGCATGAGACAATCCTTCGGCGATTCTTCACCTTCAAGCATGCCTCCCCAGAGACTCCAGGTCATGTTATGTGTTTTATAGGGTGCGCGCAAATTGAGCAGGACACGGCCTGTCTTAGCACATAAGAAAAGGGCTCCCGACCCGCTTTTTTGATCCATTACATTTCAATCCGAAAATAACCTGGATTGTATTCTCCCAAATATGTGTATAACCATTGTGTACCATCAAATTTATAATGCTGACCGTCAGCAGTATTCACAACATAAGCAACCGTAGTCGTAGCAACCGAATCAAACACCACAGACCACGTTGCACCATTGTATTGTATAATATCATTTTCGTATGCCACAACAGATCCCCACGGTCCAGTAGCATTTGCTGGTATAGCGGGCTCCTCACCGGCTGTGTATCCGCCTAAAAGCATATAACGCTGTCCAGCAGCCGCAGCAGGTAGACCATTGCCTGGCCACACATTTTGGGGATCAATAATGTCCAACACTGGTCCACCACTTATCGTAGTTGGCAAGCTATCTTGATCCACAACAAAGGTCGCTATATTACTTTCTGTGCTGCTAATCTCAAGCGAGCCTAAAATATCGCCAGACGTGTCTTCAATATCGTTTAACGTTTTCAACCGTAAATTTGTAGTCTCAGGATCAACACGCCCATACACTGAGAACAACGACTCCCAGCTTAATGTAGGATCGCTATCACCTCCAGCGGTCAACAATTCAATCCTACTTGCAGTGGAAGATATTTCGCTCACCCCGATAAGATGATTTCCTGGCGTAATGATGATTTGGTCAAGCTCGGTGAAACAGTTGTGTAGCGGGTCAAGCAGATTTTTTAATTCATCTTTTGTTACGTCAAGATCAAACACCGACGCCACAATTTGCTCCACGATTTTGATCCGCTTAACTTTTGCTGGCGGATTCACAAACACAGGAACTTTAAATACCAGCGTTGCAAAATCATTGTCTAAGCTTGTCCCCGCAGGAACCGACCTACTGTTAAACTGTACTGACGTTAGCTCAATCTCAGTTATAGTAGTGAAGTCAAGTGGGTTATCGTTTGTTTGCAATTGTATTGTAGGATTAAAAACTGTCAACAACTGCTCCAGTATTTGTAACTTCTCAGTCGTATTCGTAGTCCATATATCAAGGTTCATGGTCAAGTTATATGGTACTGGCATGTAGCTCTCAATTGTATAACGGTTACCCATTTCAGATGAATATTCACCGTTTTGCGTATCCCATTTACGCTCTGCAATTGACTGAGGGTGTACGTGCTGTGGTGCAAACCTACGTTCAGGAGCAATCTCCACACCAGTGATATATGCTGCCATTGCAGGCGCAGTGAGAGCAGTATTTTGTGAATTGCTACGAAGAATTTGCGCGACCATGCGGTTCATATCACCGTATGTAATTGGCACACGCTTCTGCACACGTAGACCATTTTCGTCCACAGGCAGTTCAATTTTCAGATCCGCAAAAATGCGTATAAACTGTAAAATGTAGCGTCTAAACTGTTCGTCGTAGAAATAATCCATTAATTGATACCTATCTTGTGTGGATTCGTAAAAGTACTCATGCGATACCAACTTTCTGAACAGTCATTATAACTGATGGTACTGCTGGTCGAGCAGGACTAACACTCGCAGGTGCTGCAACTAACCGTCCAGCAAGATTCGTCGTATACCACATAACTCGACCAATGTTACCCACATCCCATCTTCCGATACCATTCAAGACTAAAACTCGCGTGTCATTGTTTGATAAATCTTGTGTGACCCCTGAATTAGGAACATCAACGAAACCACTACCAGTATCTACTTGCATCCACGCGTGGATAGTAGATGAACCACCACCAGTATGTGCAAGCTGCAACCCCACAGATATGCTATAAACACCCGAAATATCTATGGTAAATTCTGAGTTATTTACAGTAGTGCTATGAGTTAGATTTTCTATAAAATTATTTGTATCAAATTTCACTGGTGTTGCAGTATTAATGGTTTCAGCAGTTTGTGTGGCCGAGTGCGACGCAGATGCGAAGACAGTCGTTTGGTTGGAATGATTCTCTCTTTCAGGAGTAATAAGCAGATGCCCGTCCTCTTGAGAATCTAATACAATAGCAATTCGTATAGTTTCAATTGGTAACACAGGTCGTGCTGTTTGATACGCCCCCGCCACAGAGGAACTAACAAACAGATTGTCACCAGGTGCATAAGATCGAGTATCAAATCCATGCACTACACCGAACACCGTTATGTATCCTATCCCCGCAGCTAATATATCAGCTGTCGCTACTCCCAATATAATTGGTGTATTATTAGATGCAATAGCAGGTTCTACTGTTGGTAAATTCCCAGTTGCACCAGAAATGTATACAACCGTACCATCAGTAATAGTTGACACGGTATCATTATACACCCTGAGAATCATCTCCTGACCTATGTTTACAGTAACATCAGTATTTTCATTATAGTATGAGAGCGTTTTCGTATTACTGTCGTAAAACACCAACCCTTCTTGGTGGCCTGGTCCTGTTTGCGGAATCAATTCCGGATTAAATGTTTTTGCACTAACAATCAGATCGCGCATATCTTGAGCAGTGATTGAATTAGGAGCTTGTCCATCCTGAAATACGTCTGTTAATAGATATGATTCTGTTCTTGGGGTATCTGCCATTTTTAGTTTCCTATTTTATCCAAACTCAGGACCAAAGTCCTCAGTGAAAATTGTTGTTGCGTCTACGTACATTGTGTACGTTGCTGTATCCGTATATCCTATGTTATCAGTGACCGTTAGCGTGGCTGCATAATTACCAAAATTAGTGTATGTATGCGCTACCGTAACGCCAGTTGCGCCAGCAGTACCATCACCAAAGTCCCAAACGTAGCTCACAATGCTACCTCTATCTCTATAAGATGTAGAACCATCATACACTACTGTTAGCGGAGTACCACCACCCACACCTGTGCTTGGTGTTGCAACAATGACCGCATGCGGTACCCGATCCGTCGGCGTTTCGGCTGGCGTATATGTAACAGCAGAGTCTCTTGTCCTTGCTAATACAACTTTAGACAACGCCTGCTTCTCTGGCATTGTTGTGCCATCCTCGTTAGTTGTTATCGTGTCATTATCAACAAATGAATCTAATAACTGGTTCGCACCTGTCCACGGTAGCTTGCGCTGATCTACCTCTATTTTGTAGAATTTGCAACCTTCCCGTTTTTGATATAGCACAGGACGATCAAAATCTGTGCGCAAATAATAATCACCATCACTCATCGTGTCAGGGAACGTATCACCACTACCGTATAGCGCAATACCGTTTGGAGGTCTACCGTCACCAGTTTTCCACTGTATCAATGACGGCGCTTGTGTCTCAGGATCTATAAGTATCCAAAGATGAGCAGCCCTATACCTTAAAGGATCATATCCGACATTTCCCGCAGCTTCCGCAATGATCGCATCCTGTATCGTATCCTTTATCCCACCATCACCAACGGTGTCGCCTACCGTGTCCACACAGCAATCATCTGGATCAACTAGGTCTCCACTTTCAGGCCAGGAACTCCCCTGCGCCGCACGATTCAAAATATCCGTATATTCAGTGGAAGCCGGCATCATCTTTGCGCGTACACGCCAAATATGTGACCACCAGTTTGGACCGTACCCTTCTGCACTATGGGAGGCATCCTCCACAACGTAAAAACGATTTATCGCATCCTTTTCTGTATCCAGCGGATAAAATTCTCGCAGGTGAGGCAGCTCTAAAACGTCACCAGCCATCAGTTTACGACCGAGCCTAGCAACATTTTCAGTAAGATGAAAATTCATAAAAATTGTATCTTCAGCGAGGAAAATACCAAACTGCGTAAGATCAAAATCAGTGTCACTAATAGTGTACGCACCACGCAACTCATAAATATTAGGATCATATTTGCGATTCCTGTTCTCTAAAAACAGCACATCACCAATATCTAACTCGTTTGTAGCAACACCATCCGCTGCGGTACTGGTATTTGCATCGCCAGTTTGTTCGACTGGACCAATGTATTTGTGTACATATACACCAGTGGCACCCATGTCAATATAATCTTTGACTATACCGTCAGTATAACGATAATCTTGACCTTGACTGGGTTTCCATAAACTAATTTTCGCCATTCTCGACCTCTGCTAATTATAACTATTTATCAAGAAAGTTGCGATGGTAAGGGTAATAAAACCCTATCTCATACGCTTGCAAAAAGATTGATAAATATAGTTATAGCCTGACTGTGAATACCGCAGATAATTTGACAGGTGGAGTAGATATTGTCCGTTTACTATAATCTTAAGGGCACCACGAACGGTTCATTCCAGATCGGGAAAGGTGGTCCAACGCTTACGAACAACACCGGTGACCTATCCGTAGGTACCGCTACTATCGAAGCCTCAAAATTCTTAGGCCCTGCGACCCAAAAACCAATATACGAAATAGATACTAACGCTACGTTTAGCGCGGCAACTGCTGGTCAATTATGGCACAAAGATGCAGGCGGCGCCGTAACGTTTACATGCGACAATGACGGCACTATTCCGCAAGGCACTGGTTGGATAGTCCATAATGACGACACAGAAGACCTGACCATTGCGCAGGGTGTTGGTGTCACTGTCGCCTTTTTGGAACCTGGGATAGCACCAGTAACGGGCAACGTTACTCTTACGCAAGGCTCATTAGCCACTGTTTACAAATATACGGATACCGAGTATTGGGTCTGGATGAGTTCACAAGGAGTCCAGGGAGTCCAAGGTATCCAGGGCGTACAAGGAACCCAAGGGACACAAGGTGTAACTGGTACGCAGGGAACGCAAGGAGTCCAAGGCACTCAAGGAGTCCAGGGAACACAAGGTGTACAGGGAGTTCAAGGAACCCAAGGGACTACAGGTACACAAGGCACTACTGGTACTCAAGGCACTACTGGTACACAGGGAACAACTGGTACACAAGGAACCGACGGAACACAAGGTACACAAGGAGTCCAAGGAGTCCAAGGAGTTCAGGGACTACAAGGAACACAAGGCACTACTGGTACTCAAGGCACAACTGGTACACAGG